AGTCTGACTTGCTGCTGGTAAAATTTTCAAGATCACTTACAGTTTCTGTAACCCAAGTATCAAAGTCAGGAGCATTTTTCATAAGTAGCTCTGCATTTTCTTGAGTATGGGGTAATTCATCTTCTGGGTTCAGGTGTGAAACATCTACTAATAGAAGCTCTTCTAAGTTGCCATATTTCAGTCCTGACCAACCTTGAATGACTCCTTTAACATACTCAGTTAAAAACCTATCATCGTCTAGTTCTTCTTCGTATTGTCTAGTTTTCTTATTGAACTTTTGTTTCAAACACCTATTTCGTAACTTAAGTAATTCTTCCCTAGCAAGATAGGTTACATCTACCTTAAAATTGTCAATAGTTGGATAATCCATATTAACGGTTTTGCTCGGGGTCATTAGTGTAGCTAATGATACTATTGTGTTTTCTTCTGTCATTTTCTTCTCTGTTGAAAAATTTAATTTGTGTTAAGGGTGGTTATTACCACCCTTAACGGTTTTGTAAAATAACTATTAACCTACGTCTTTTCCAACGAAGTCAAATAAGGTTATTTCGTTTGTTCCACCTATAGTAGATGGTAATGCATGGAAATTAGTTTCCAGCGAAATCACGTCATCAATTGAGTGAGTTGGTACTTCTAAGTGACAAGTTGCCATAGTTAGAAGTAAATGTGGTGTACCACTAGCTCCAATATCAAAAGCTAAACTAAATACATTTTGTATATCAGTTGTTGCTTCAATAATATCTTCGAATAGCTCTGCACTAGCATTTGTATCATTATCTAGATAACAAGTGAGACTACCCCCAATTGTTCTAGTTCCTGTTACATGTCCTAGAGGTTGATTAACTGTACCAAGAGTTTCGGGAGTCAGATAAGTAAGATTATTACTAAATGTTATATTTCCACCTGTTAAAGTGAGTACATAAGTTACTGAACTTCCAGAAGAATCTCCTGAGATAGTTAAATCAGAGAGTCTATTTCGAATAAAACCTGTGGTATTTGAAACACCTTCAGTAATTAATGAAGTTGACATTGTATAGTTCGTTCCATCAATTGCTGTAGTACCTGATTGACCACCTAGAGCTGCTTCTTCAGTTACGATTTTACCCATTCCTGACCACGCTACAGTAGCGATACCATCAAGATCAAAATCAACACTTGCTTCATTTACTGAACAATCCTTGATTCTATAGATCTTTTGGTCTCCATCAGCATAATTTGCTGCTGGAATACCACTAGAAGTTGCTACTTTTGCTCCACCGAATACAAACCATAGATCAAATACACCTACAGTAGCTTTATTAGAGTTACCTGGTGATATTGATAGATTACTTGTATCAGAAGTTAAAGCTCCATCTACAGTTTGGTCAAAAAACATTGCCCAAAGTGCTTCAGAAACCTCACAATGTTTTCCATCAGTTGCGGATCCTTTACCTGCTGTACCTAAAGTACCTCCTGCGGAGGTAAAAGGTGACATATAGGTAGAGAAGCTCCACTCTGCAGGGGCATATGAGTCATTGAACATTTGTCGTCCTCTAACACTTACACCGCCAGTCGATTGTGCTTGATTTAATGTAATTTCACTTGCGTTTGTAGCTTGAGAAAATGAAAAGCCATCTAGAACTGGAAGTTCGTAGAACATAGCTTTAGTACCTGCCGCTGAGGTGGGTACATGAGCGTAGACTTTCACATCTCTACTAAAATAATATGAAGTTGCCATTACGGTTCTCCTTTAGAAAATTATCCGTATTGCTTTTGCTGTTACGAATTCTTTTCTGCTTTGCCCTTAAGGGGCGGTTCACTCCCCTTGTGGGGAGGTGAACAAGATGAAGAAATTGCATTCTTCTTCATTCTTAGAACAATAAGTTCTAAGTCTTTGGATCATCATTTTAATATCTCGATCCCTGATATTGATAGTTGTTTCGGCTACTATCAAATCCGAAGTGCTACTAGATTCTTCTTCTCTACCATAACGCCAGTTGGTGTTAGGTATGTAGGAAGATCGCCTTACTTTCCCTCAGAGTTATCACCGTCTTTTAATTTGTCGGTTTCTTCGTCTACTCTTTCAGAAACACCTTCTACAACTCCGGCTGAAGTATCAACTATAAAAGCACCTGTGTTAACCACATCAGTACCTACAGCTGTAACTAAATCAGAGGTTCCAGTGACCACAGTATCTACTGCGTTGGATACTACTTCCGTTCCAGTTTCCCAGACCTGTGCAACGGTGCCACAGCCTGTTAATCCGATAGAAGCTAGTAGTATAAATAATGTATGTTTCATTATATTCTCCTTAGTAACGTGCCTCAATTATCATTTCTCCGATGCCTAGAGGCGCGAGTACTCCCTCATCAGTATCTATTGAGATTACTGTGAGCTGAATAATACCAGCATCGGTACCTAACTGTTTATAAGTTAGATTATTACTTGAATCTATTACAGTTTCTAAATCCTCTAATAATCCTTCAAGTTCTTCTATTGGGTCTTCCGCGTTAACGTAAGCCCTGATGGTTATAGTTAAAAATCTCCATTTTTGACCTCCACCATAATATTGTCTTGTTTCTGATCCTGCTGCCATATGTACTGCAGGATATTGTTCTATTTCGTCCCAAAATTTCATTCGGGTTTCAACATTTCCGTCTAGTCTAGCTTTATAACTACCAGATCCGTCAATGTTTTTGAATTCTGTTGCTAGCGCTTCTAATATCGCCCCTCTTCTTGTTGTGTTACTTCTTGCCATTATAATCTCTGTGTTGTAAATTTACCCATTACTAACTCTGCTGCTATTTCTCTAATAGTTCTATCTATTAATATTCGTGGATCTCTATCTCTATCTTTCTCAAATACTCCATAAGGATCTCTATCGTATGTGTATTGTATGCTTTGATTTGCGGCTTGAGTTACTTTTAAAACTCTAACACTATTTCTAAATCTTCCTGTTACATTTTCTAAAGCAGGGTGTCCCATATTATCTAATAATTCTCTTTGCAGTTTTGTATTTATAAGGGCTAATAAACTAGTAGGACTTTGATTTGCCACGGTTCTAAGCTGTCTTTTAAATTTAATTAATTGAGCCTTACTTGCTGCTCTTTTAGTTTTAGGTAAGGATACTTTTTTCTTCTTCGTTTTAGGTGCTTTTCTTTCTTTAAATCTATGATTAACCTTATATTTAGGTGTCTTTTTACCTAATAAAGCTGCTGCAATGATTTCTTGGTGCATTCTTTCCATTGAAGGACTTGTTGGATCTTCGTATAGTTGTTCATCAGCAAGATTCTCCATTTCTGCTTTTAATGCTTTTATAGCTTGCTTTTCATAATTCTTTTCTTGAGCTTTATTTAAAAATCTAGGTATAGGAAGCATAACTTCTCTGGTTATCCCAAAGTCAGAATCATTTTCATTAATCTGTTTAAGTAATTTATTATCTACCTCAAAAGCTTCTGTAGATTCTGTTATATTTAAAAAACCCTCATCTCTATCTAGTGTTGAATCTTTTGTTCCTACACTAGTTTTTGCTCCTGCTCTTCCTAATGCTTCCCCCATTTTTCCTTCTAAATAAGACTTTCTAATATCTGTGGCTTCTGCAGGGGTTATTAATCCTGCACCTAATGCTTTTCTAAGTACCTGTAAAAAAGCTTGTGATTCAATGTGACCACCAACTTGACTATCGTCCCCTTTGGGTATATGTGATATGGGTTCCTTACCAACTGCTTCTCTTGCTGCATCGCCCGTGCGCATATCTTTATTTAGAACTTTTGGAATAAAATTTCTGGCACCTTGCTCAACATATCGGGTCTCTTTTCTGAAATCAAAACCAGTTCTAGTAAACCAATGAAATTGAAATAAGCCTGTCTTCATATCAAAAGTGGCTTGCCTTCTTGCTTTGTCTGTGCTCTGAAATTGCTTCCATTGTTTATTAAGAACCTCAAAAGTAAAAGGTGCAGTAGGGTTTTCACGTGCTTTACCCGCCTTATAAGAGTATTTCTCTTTAGGAAAGGCTATTGTAGCGGATCCTACTAGATATTGAACAAACTCATCTGGATTATTTGCTTCTTCTCTGGCATTAGTTTTTATTAACTTCTTAAAATTTGCTAAAGACATTTATGTTACATCTATAATTTTGTACAAATCTAGTACACGCTTGATATGGTCTGGAAATCCAATATCATTTCTGATACTGGAGCTTGTGTCGTTTTGAAGCGTGGCTCCAGCCATTGATCTTCTTCCTTTATATTCTTCTTTAAGATAATAAGTAATTAAATCGTAAACAGCTAGTTTCAAATCCTGAGGACACTCTGTGTAACCTGCGCGGTAGGTGGCTTTTATTGACGCGAAGCCTTTCGCGAAGTACTTAGTACTTGTTTCACCATCTATTCTATATAGACGATCATGCTCTTTATCCACATAAAAATCAGTATTTTCAACTAAGGTAGTATAATCATCTGCGATTGATTCCCTTTCTTGAAGTAGTGCAATACTTAATAGTGGAGATTCTGTTAAAAATATTTCTGAAGTATAATTATCAGAGATATCGAATATTTCTACTTTATCCTCGATTGCATAGTCTACTATAGCATTTGCTGTATAAGTTTTGACTAGTGCACTTACGGCAGGAATTAAAGCACTTAATTGACTATCGTCTTTATTATGCTCTATCTTTTTGTAAGTTTTATAATCTGCGAGTGTGCATAGATCCATGTGATATTCCCTTTAAAAAATCTGGGAGGCGATAACCTCCCAGATTACCCAGCTTTAAGACGCTTTGTATTGTAGTGCCCATTTAGAAGTAGCTGCATCGATAATATCGATAAAGCCGATTCTTTGTGAAGCCACAAGTACTCTGCGTTGGTTAGCAACTTCGTAGTCGCTTTCAATCGTCATTCCTCTGAGACGTCCCATTGCGAACATCTTAGGATTGACTGCTACTGCGTAATATTTACTAGTAGCGGGAGTAGCGAACTCATCACAGAGAACAACTGGTGATCCGTAGACCATACCAACTGAACCTTTGACTTTAGTTGCGAGTTCAGCACCAACTAAGTTGATGTCTTGGAACTCTGCATCGTCCATTAAGTTAAACCATTCTGCTTGGTTAACAATATAAACAACATCTGCTGCGTTAACACCATATTTGCCCATATTCTTACGTGCTGCTAATAGATTAGCTGCTGTAAGTGATTCACTTGCAAATGCAGTTGTTGATTGTGTTTTATCACTATCGCCTGATGCGAGAGTAACAAGACCATCAAAACATGCACCACTGGTACCAAAAGGTCCATCTGCAATGTTACCAACTAGAAGTCCAGCCTCGATGCTTCTAGCATGAGATCTGATCATTGATTCACGAATTAGAGGAAGAATTGGCATAATTGCATCTTCTTCAGTTTCGTTACCAAGATAACTTGTTGAGATAAGTTTTTTAGTTGAGAGAGATCTTTCCGTAAGATCAATACCACCCCAAGGAGTACCATAAGTATCTCCACGTTGGGCTAAGTTACCATGAGGACTTGTACCTGCAGTTGTCTGAGTCGACGCAAATTCTGCGTAACCAGCATCTGGTAGTACAGGCATAATCATAGTAGCGGCATTCATAGCAATTTCTCTAAACATAGGAGCGAGAATCAATTGATTTTGAATATCTCGTTCTACATTTGTTGAAACTTCTTGTTCGAAATCTGCTGAAGATACACCAACACCTGAATGAGCGTTAACTTTTTCCATTACGCCCTGCGCGAATTTTGTTTCGTATCCACGTCCAGTTGCTTTTCCTAGCATATATGCATCATCAATATCTTGTGCGAATTTCTCTTTCCAGTCAGTACTACCTTTAGTAGCAAAAACTCTTTTTGAGTCGCGGATATTAACAATTTCTTCAGATTTTTCGGCAAGTTCGGATTTCAGTTCTTCAACAACAGTTTCTAAGTTAGAATAGTCTTTAGAAACACGATCTTCCAGATCAGACATTAAACGCTCTGCTCCTTCAGTTCCTGCTTTGACTATGCTTTCAACTTCAGCTTTCTTCTCTTGAATTAGCGCATTTTGAGCTTCTGCTTCATCAGCGACTGCTTGAGCCTCTGCATCAGATTTAGCTTGCTTTTCAGCTTGTGCCATTGCTATTTCAGTCGCAGTTGTTTTAGCAACTTTTCTAGCAAATTCTTCAAGGTTGAAATCTTTTTCTTTTTGTTCTGACATTTCCGTTTCCTTGATTACAGTCTGATTGACTGTTTCTTCTGGTGAATCTATGTCACTAGACTGACCAGTAATTTTGACAAAGTCTTTCTTCCAATCCATATATTCGTTCTCTGAATCAAAAGATTTAGCTACAGAAAAAGTTGCGGCTTGATTAGCGGGTACTGATACCACACTAACTTCAAAAAGCTCTGCATCTTTTATACTATAACCGTCGGTTTCCTCTATATAATCAGCGTCCTTGACTCGGAAACCAACGCTAAATGCGCCAAGTACACCTTCTTTAACTAGTTCAGTAATTTTACCTGCTGACTTAGATATCTTACCTTTTATCTTTAATCCTCTTTCGTCAACACCTAATTCAGTTGTTTTACCGATAGGATTATGATAATCGTGGTTAAAAAGGATAATGGGGTTATTTTCATAATTACCTATACCGCCTTTAGACCAAGCTGTCGGGTGAATTACATCTCCCGCTCTATCTTGATCATTAGTACTAGCATAACCTTTTATGTTGATACTTCCATCTTCGTTTTCATCTAATGCTTTAAAATTTGAAGTTAAGTTAAATATTTTATTCATTTATTTCCCCTTTTTTGCAACTTTAGCTTTCGCTTTGGCTGCAGGCTTAGGTGCTGGAGCTGGCTTAGTAGCTTGCTCATATTCCTTTGGAAAATTCACCCTAATTAATTGAATCAATCTGCCCCAAGAACCAGTAATTTTTCTAACCGCTCTTGCTCTATGTGGAGTATCGTTTTCAGCAATATACTCTTTCATGTCCATAATTTTACCTTTTTTGGCAAAATATTTGGCTATTGATTGTGCTATTCTTTTCTGTCTAGTCATTTTCTTCGTCCTCTGAAGGTCTTCCACCTTCACTTGGATTTGCTGCGCTTCCTGCTATGTTTGCTGGAACACGTAGTTCATCATTTCCTTCTATTGATTCCATTCTCATGAACTCTCTAGCTTCATTTGGTGTTATAATACCACCATTTACTAAAGTGGAATAATAGGATGCTTTGTCCTGTAATTCTGGTTGCAAGGCTGGAATATTGCTTACATCTTCAAGTAAGTCAAATCCAAAAAACCTTTCAAAAGCATAATTTATTTTCTTAACAATAGGTAGTATAGTTTCTAAGTAATACAATCTATGATTAGGTCTAATATTTGCGTTATTTCCACTGTCTAAAAGCAAAGGAGGTATTCCTAGTGCTTGTAAAATTATTTTTTCGTTAGACTCAATACTTGGTTGAAAATCCAAATCTTTAAAACTTACTTGTGTTAAATTTGATACTTCTAATCCGCCATCTAATATTAGTGGTCGTCTTCCACCCGTATTTGGGTTATATCTAACTCTCCACGCTGCTAACATTCGTTCTTTTATCTTTTCACTAAGAGTATTTGGGCTCTTTAGTACTAAACCTGGTACTGCTCCATTCTTAAAGAAGTTATCTTGAAAATTTCTCATACTTCCTAAAAGTTGCATAGTTCTCCATGCTGGCTTAAGTCTTGGAACTCCTCTGTAAATTGAATTAAAAGAATTTTCTTTTATATGTATAATTTCCTTTGGAGAATACTCTACTTGTCCGTCATAGATATACTGAGTAACATATTGAGTTTCATGTGTTTCGATTTCTACATTTTCTGCAGGTAATTGATATAATCCTTGTCCATCAAAGTATACAAAAATATTGCCATCTATTAGTAAATCAATTATAAGATTTCTTTTAAAAGAGCTAATATCTTGAAAAGGATTTGGTTCTACATTTAATAAAGTATTAACTTTTGACCTTCTGATATTCTTAACTACAGGACTAATACCTACTATCTTTTCTCCAACATCTATAGGGATCTCGGCAGTATCATCTACTATCATGTTTACACCTCGATTAACAACTTCTTGTTGTTCGTAAGCATTTCTATAGTTAGTAGAGTTCTCTCGAGTAGTTATAGCCATACCCTCTTCCCGTGAAATCATGGGTTGAGCTGGATTTAGTTTTTCTTCTCTTCCTAGTAGTCTATCGTACCAAGCCATATTTATCTCTCTGTTTCTGTGCCCAACGGGGTTGCTTTTTAGCAGTTATTATTTTAGGTTTTTTCCCGTATATTGAATGTAGTTTTAAATGATGAGTGTGACACAATGTTATAGCATCATCAAAAAGCTCTTTGTGATGATCTTCAATAAATGCGTCTCTTAATCTCATTATTTCTTCAGCCGAATTAATCTTAAAATTGTGTTTTCTAATCCATCGTTCCAGTAATTCAGTCAAACTGTAAAAATGATGAAAGTCAAGATTTTTATTACTACCACAGATGTAACATTCAGTGCTTTTTCTATACTTAGACTTTGCTTTGTCTCTTACATATTTGACCAAGTCTCTCCTAAGATTCATATTATTCAGCCTTATAAATAATTATACTAAAAAAGAACCTTTTTGTCAAGACATATTTTTTGTTTGGTATGCTCATTTAAAAAGTGGTCGCAGTTGTCTGAAATGTGTAAAGCGCATATCTAATAGCGTCAGCCATATGGCTGAATTCGTTATGCTTTGGCTTTTCTCTTAATAAGTTAGGGTTTGGATCCCACTGGTACTGGTCTAATGCCTTTAAAGCTTCTTCACTTCTTTGATCTACAATTAGTTTCTCATTATCTACTATTCCGGCTACATGTCCTATCCCATCCAAAATCGATTTCTTTGCATTGATTGTTGATATATCATAATTCTGTGCAAAATCAAATCTAGTCTGTTGAGCGGCTGAGTCGATATAGATCCAGTCGATATCCCATTTATCTACTAACTTCCTTATCTCCGTAGCGTGTTGTTCGGTTGTACGCTCTGCATCAAGATATTCGTCCACGAGATAATACTTCTCAACGTCCCAATCATAAGCCAAGACGCAAAACGCTGTAGGATCTTTGTACCCGACATCAAGACCCGCAAAAAGGTCCATTTTGCTAGTGTCAATTTCTGAAAGGTCTGATACACATTTTTCATGATTAAAGTTCCATACTTGTCCTTCATAGACGTTAAAGTCGGCTAGGTATTCTTGGTTAAATTCGGCTTCGGACATTGCTTTCCTAGCTTCAGTAATGTCTATTCTCGAATGCCTTGGGTTTTCGTGATAACTTGCTCTAATTGAGATCCATTCTGGATATTCATTATTATAACCTCTATTATAGAAGTCAGCGAACCAGTTATTTCTCCCTCTAGGAGTTGAAATAAAGATAGCCTTACTATCTGGTTTATCTAGTGTAGGTCTTAGTGCTATATTGAAGGCGTCTCTGCCATCAACGAGTGCCGCCTCGTCAAAAATTATTAAGTCGTATGATCTACCTACGCAAGAATCTACTTGGTTAATTGAACCCATTCTTACAGTCGATCCGTTAGATAATTCAATAATTCGTTCTTTCGCATTATCTCTTGTAACCTCTAAGTCAAAGTGTTTTATAAGATTTCGTTGCAAGTCAAAAGAAATTTGTGATAATGAGTAGTTGGGCGACATTAATAATATATTAGTATTTGGAATAAGAGCCATTAATTGACCTATTACATTTGATATATAAGTTTTACCTTGTCTTCTAGATAGAGCGGCACAAACAAATCTATACTTAGGATTATTAATAGCATTAATTAAGGCTGTTTGAGAGGGAATAGGAACTAAATCTAATAAATCTAAGTATCCTTTAACGGGTAGCTTCAGGTAACGAGTTTCAGCATCATAATCCATTAGATTTGCTGCTGTGATGTCCTTCCTGCTTATCTCAAGCATTAGTGTATAGTTCTACTTTCTTCCATTAGATTAAGGGAATCAATTAGATGATTATCTTTGAGAAGGTTATACGCATGTATATACCCACCACAAAGATCAGCTAATGCCCACTCTTCTTCGGAAAGCGAACTCTCTTTATTTTGTAATTTTCTTAAAGTAGTAATACAGTTATCAGCAATATACTGTAACCACTCTGCTTTAGATAGTCTGTCCATTGTATCTACCATTTTCTTTTTCCACGTTTCTTTTTCTTTGGGCGACCTCTTCGTTTCCCATATGTACCTTTACCTTTCGGCATTATCTACGTTCAATTATCACACCTACACCTAATACTTCTGCATGAGCAGCAAATATTTGGTCGGTTTGATCTTTTTTCAGTACAATAGTTTCGCCTCCAGCTAGGGATAGTGTCCCTAATGTAGTATCTGCTGAATTTGCAACAGTTATTAATCTAACTGTAGTACCAGAATTAATTAATCTTACAAATTCTGATGCTCCAAAAGTGGAAGCTGCTCCTACTGAGGTTCCACAAGCGGCTTGCGCTGCTTTTAGTCTAAAAATCATCTGTTTCTCCTAACGCTTCTTTCTTAAGCGTCCTTTTCTGGCTTTATTTCTTTTACGGAATTTAATCGCACGAAGCCTACGCTTCGCTGCTTTTTTGGTTTTGGAAATGCCAGAAGTATTCTTTATTTTCCATCCGCCCTTTACCTTTTGAATAGGCATTATTTACCCTTTAAGAGCTTTTTCTGCTTCTTCTTTAGTATTAAATTTAAACAACTTACCGTTTATTCGAATTCTGAACTTTCCTCGTCTTTCTTCGATTTCAGGTGCTGTATTAATTATTATAGAATCCCCATCAGATACTGGATCTGATTTGGGTACTGCTATTTTGGTTTCGTATTCTACCATTTAACTCTCCTAAGTCATTGCTGCGAAGATTTCTACGTCACAAGAGGCTGTATCTGCATCTAAGGTTAAGCTGTCTACACTTGACCATCCTGAAAATGCGCCGCCTGATGCGTTAATCTCGACTTGAGGACCTTCATCAGTTCCTCCAATTATTATGCTTTGTCCTTTTTCAATCTTAAAATATGCTGTATCCGAACTATCATCTTGTAATCCAACAGTAACAAAGTTAGTATCATCTAGATTAGTGATTCTTAAATAAGAAACATCTGCTCTAATTAATGTTCCAGCTGAGGCTGCAGTACCAAACTTAAGAAAAGTGGTTGCAGTTGTAGTAGCTGTTACGATTTGTTTAAAGACCTCATTTATACTAGCTATAGTAAAGGCGTTGGTCGCTCCTTGATCTTTGCCATTTAAGCTTATAGCTTCAGTGACTGTTACAGTCATTGTTGCGGCAGTAAGTGTAGTTGACATTTAATTACTCCTAATTATTTCGTTCTTCAAATAAACGATCAACTTTTTGGGAAAGTTTACTAATTGCTTCCATTACTCTATCCATAACGTTGTCAACTTCTTTTCTAGTAACGTATTCTTTGCCAAGTTCTTCTCGGGTTCGGTTTAACAGTATATCAATGCGTCTTATTTCGCGTACCTGTGCTCCTATGATAATTATCAAGGGTGCAACGATTAGAGATAAGAGAGCGTTCCATATAATTGTCATTTCCGAATCCATTTTAGTGTCCTGTGTGTGATTGGGTGCGTACACCCGTGTTTTTGATTTATATTTTTACTTAAATATTCCCATATTATATCAAACTTGAGATTTTATGTCAAGAAATATTTTTTGGTTGTCATTTACATCATAAAATTCGATAAGTTTTTATGAAACGAGAGGTACATACATACTATTCGAAAATATATTGAAAATTTGACGTAAAGGGTACGAATAGGTTGTACGGCTTTACATATATTTTTTTAAAAATTCCTATATACCGAATATTATTATAGGTTCTGATTTACCTTTAACCAGTATATCGCCTATATTTTCGAATTTACGCGGTACCCTACATTGCTCCATAGTATCGTGTGATATTATAATAGGCCATTCTTTATAATCTCCCCTACCCGCTGTTGCTTCTAAACGTGCTGCAAGATTAACTGCATCTCCAATAACAGAGTAGTCAAATCTAGTTTCAGAGCCCATATTACCTACGATACAGGTTCCTGTATTTACACCCGTACCTACATTTATAGGGGGTAAATTAAGTCCTTCTTCTTTAAATCTTTTATTTAATTCTCTTGTTTTATCCTTTATTTCTAGTGCACTTTTAACTGCTAAATCTGCATGATTTGGGCAATCTAGTGGTGCATTCCAAAATGCCATTATACAATCTCCCATATATTTGTCTATCGTACCCCCATTATCTAAAATAATCTTAGTCATGCTATTAAGATAAGTATTAATTAAATCTACTAACCCTTCTGGATCATCATTTTTCTTAAATGCTTCTGAAACTGGGGTAAATCCCATAATATCAGTAAATAAGAAAGTCATTTCTCTTCTTTCACCACCTAATTTTAATAAAGAGGGATCATCTTGTAACATTTTTACCATATCTGGTGATAGATAAGTACCAAACTGCTTCTTAACTTGTCTTCGAAGGAAAAATTGTTCTATAAAAGCTCTAAAAGTAAGAATTGCCCAGTATAAAAAGCCTATAATTATAATTCCTGATATATCTACTAGGTAACCTTGCGAAAAATAATATAAAGTTCCATAGTATAGACCTATAAATGAGGCTAAAAGTATGGGAATGGATAAAAATATCTTGGAGGCTGTAAATAGTATTAAGATTATAAGTAATAAGGCTATACCGAGCTCTGCGGTTTGGGTCCAAAGGGGTTCTGTAGGGCTTGTTCCTAGTATAAGATGATGTAAAATATTAGCTTGTATCTCATGTGGATACATCATACCCTTTGCTGTGGGAACGGGATTTACAACTCCTTCTGCTGTAACTCCAAATATAACAAAACTTGCTCCAGTTATTGGATTTTCGAGATATTCTTTTGCACTTTGACGGTAGAAATCTATATTGGAAGTCATCCATACCCGTGCATTAGAATCTGTATTTACTGTTGGATAGTTTGGTATTCTTAACCACTCTATACCTGCTTGTCCTGTCTTAATTTGATAACTTGGATCACCTACACCTACTCTTAACATCTCTAAGGCAAAAGAAGGATAAATATCTCCTTGTACACCAACAGCTAAAGGAACTCTTCGTACTACTCCGTCTAGTTCTGGAGCACTTGTTACAAGTCCTACACCTTTTGAATTTTCTGCTAAAGAGGGAGTTTGTCGTAAAATTCCCGGATATTTAAATAACCATGAGTTTGGGTCTTCTCCTATTTGAGCAGTACCTACATGTGGTCCGCCTTCAGAGGCTTGTATAGATGCTGCGTATGCTAGTACTGTGGGTTTAATAGCCATAGCTGTTGCTAGTTCTACATCATTTATTATATCCCTAATATCTGGATCAGGCATTAATACTGTTATACCTGGTACAGCTTCTGTTTTCCAGATAAGATCTTTATATAGTGTTCTTGGGAGTGGATAGCCTCCATATTCTTTTATAATTTCTTCGTCTAAGTCTACTAATAATATATTAGTATTTTGAACTTTTGATTGAGTTGACATGAACCAGTCAAAAGACTTAAGTTCTAAAATTTTAAAAGGATAGGGATTCCATACTAATAAACCGATAAGGGAGATACCGATGATTAGATTAACGAGCTTTTTCATTAGTCTTGTGTTACTGTGATATTACAACCACCTGAAGTTATACAGTTTTGAGTTAAACTATAGTTTTGAGTAGTATTACTGTGTTGTGTTAAATCTAATGTTGTAGGTTGTGAACCCGTTATAGTTATTGTTGCGTTATGTTCACCTGTTCCATCTTGAAGATA